TATCCAACTCTATCAGAAATACCAAAGTATTGCTTCTTCTTATTTACACTCTCATTATAAGTCGTATTATACTTAATGGGAGCCATAAATACATTACTATGTGCATCACCTGCAATAGTAGCACCATTGTAAACAGGAATAGGATAACCTAAGAAACCAGCAGGAACAGAATTCTTAGCCGCACTACCTTCAGCAACCTCAACAGTAATATACTTAGACTTAGATTCATATAAACCATCCAATGTACCAATTACATAACCAATGAACTTAGTGCCCTTCTCCATTGTACACTTAGAGAAAGATTCCAATACAACAGGAGATGAATCAGTATCATCATAAGAGCGTACTACAACATCAAACTGGCCAGTATCAGGGCGAATATTCTCAATAGAAACCTTAACCTCTTCAATTGAAGATGCACCATCAGAAATGGTATGGAATCTAAACATCTTATTCAACTTTATATGACTTGCGTCACCCTTAGCGTTGGAAACAACCCAAGGAGTTGATGAATATCTATATGCTGACTTATAATTACTCAAATCACAAGTCACAGGAACAACTTCATCATTGTACTTTGTGGTACCATTTTCATCATTGCTTAACAAGATAACACTTGCGCCAGATACAATAGCATCACTCTTACTTGCATCATGCAAGCAATAAGTAGTTGAAGCTGAAACAGTCCATGTACCATCAAGATTCTTCTTAATCTCTTCTGAAGTACTATAGTTTTCAAGAACATAATACTCTGAATTTCTTACATAGACATTACCAGACTTTCCTGTAAAATTAAATGTACCATTGCTACCAGTCTTTGAGGAATCTAACTCATCAGCAGGGATTCCACTATTCTTATAATACAAACCATCTTCATAATTATAAACAATAGAAGACTTCTTTGATAATCTATTTGCCTCTACAGAGGTAATAACCCTATCTCTAAAGCTTCTAAGTTCACTCTCAGTCAATCCTGTAGCATTGTTTAAATCTACCTCATCATAAGCCTTATAAACATACTTAGAAGAACCAGTTGAATCAGTAACCTTTGCTACAGTATAAATGTAACCATCCTTACAAGTCTTAGTAATAAACTTAGAATCACTATCCTTCTTAACTGTATTCGTCTTATAATCGAAAACATAATATTCAATGCTTTCAGGACTACCATCAGTTAAATTTGAAGCGTAAAGATATCTCTTACCAATATCCTTCTTCTTCAACTCAACCTGATTCTTTGTAAGAATACCAGTTACAGCATCCAAGCCACAATAATCAGCAACATAGCCAACGTTATAAGCCGTAAGCTTATCTGAAATTCTATCAAAACCTTCATTAAGAACAAGGTCTTCCCATGCTACATCATAGAGAGATTCAACGTAAAGAGGCATATCGCCATCATCATTTGATGTGCCAAGAACCTTCAAGATATAATCCTTATCAGCCTTATTCAAAGATACAGGAATGCTTTCCACATTATCAGCACCAGCAACAGGAACATCACCATCATCTGATGTACCAACAATGCAGTTAATAGTAAATCTACCAAGGTCTCCATAAGATGCACTAAAACCATTGGTTTCACCCTTTGAGAGAGAATATGATGTACACTGTGTACCGTCTGAATTGATTGAATAATATTCAGAAATAGAAACAGCGCTCATATTATAAGACTTAGGAGCAGAGCAATCAATAACAGTCTTCAATTCGCCAACATTGAAAGTCATTGAATCGTAAGCTGACTGACAGCTACATTCACCATCCGTAGTGCTTGCATATTCAGCACGATAACCATAGCTACCTCTTGCACGAAGAACAGCAATAACGTATTTCTTAGCTCCAGTTGAATCTGTACCAGTGATTAACCATGCAGGTCCAGCGTTATAACCACTGAAACCCAATGTTCTAACCACACAAAGTTGAGTTGACTCTTTCAAATACTCCTGCGCAATATAGGGCAATTCATACTGAGGATAGTTAGAACCCTTGAACTTCTTTGTACTAGTTCCACCGAAAGTGCTTCTATATTCAGAAGGACTTGATACCCAAGTAGCCTGAAAAGCCGCGCCTTTAAGCGTTTCACCAATAAGGGCTAACTTAGTTACACCCAAACTTGATGAAGCAGTTTTCATATCCACTGTTTCCGAAGTATAAATACCAGGAGACACATGTACGCGATTAATTTCTGCCATTGTTATAAATTATTATATAAATTATTTAAATCTTAAATTCAATAAGGCTATATTTATAAGCCTTTAAATATAAATATCAAATAAACTTCAAAAATACAAAAATGATACCATAATTCATTAAAAATTATGATATCATCCTCTCATAGTTTAATATATATCAATCAGTAATTATATGTTCTTTTCATCTATTTGATTATCATCTGTTTCAGTATCAATAATTGTCGTTGTATCAAAGCAAATAAGCCTAACAAAAGCCTTTTCTTTCTCATTCTTTGGCTCACATTCAATCTTTACAGTATCACATTCATAAAATATAATATCTGAACCATTTAATTCAACCTTATCTCCATTTATATAAATATCATAATGCTTCACATTTGTAATATCAATAGATTCTAATTGAATAATCGAATCCATTTCAAATTCTACATAATGCTTGCATCCTTCGAATGAAGCATTGATAATAACCTTCTTATTTACATATATTTCATCCTCAGTTCCTTGCCAACATGATTGAACACCTAATACATCGTCAATATCAACATCTGAATAATCTCCATCATTATAAATTGAATCATAATCAACTTCTTGTTGTTCAATTTTTAGTTTTGTATCTCCAGAACAAGTATTTCCTATGATTTCAACTTGTAATTTGTTCTCTGACTCAGATAATTGGTCTATATTGTACTTTTCTTTCTTTTGATGCCTTCTATCAGAGTTTTTAGTTCCTACATAGAGTATATTTCTATGCCTTGAACGCATTTTTGTTACTTGATAGTCTTCATCTCTAATAATAAAGGCCAATACCTTGAATTGAAAGGTTTGACTATAATATTTTCTATCATCAATCAATGTTTCACTCTCATCACTCACTGAATTAAGCATCATAGGCATAGCAAAACCATTAGGAAATACATAATGTTGCAATGCGCTAAATGCTTTCTGTACCATTTCATTCATTCTATTGATACAATTGATAGAAACAGTATAAATGGTGAAAGAATATATCAAATTAACGCAATAAGGTTGCCTCATTGAGTATATTTCCATCACTTCATCACCATTTTCCTCCAATACAGGAACTTGAAATACTGGATAGAATCTATCACCGGGGATATTATAACTATTTCCATATAATTCTCCCTTTTGAGGATTCATCTCTCTTGTTAACGTCTTAAAATTGATTTCAAGATTACCTTTTTCATCAATCTTTTTCCATTCCTGCTTATATTCAGCTATTCTTTGATTTGAAAACAGCTTAAATGTTGGAAATCTGAACTCATTATAAGTTATTTCAAGCTCTTTATCAACAAAATCATAAACAGCCTTATCAATATCCTCATATTGAACTGTTTTTGGAAAATGAGGCTGTTTTACACAAGTGATTTTTGTGTAATTTGCTCTTCTAACACCACCATCTGACTTATTTCTGAAATAAAATGGCTTATTTATATGTTTTGGTGACTGCATTTTCTCTTATTTTTGATATTAACCATTAAATACACTCTTTTCAACAGGTGATGCCACACAATTTCTAACAACTGCAACCGTTCCAAAGAGCATATTTGCATTATTATAATTGTTTCTACCGTCATTCTCTACCATAAAATAGGTCATTTCTCTCTCATTAACCTGTACACCTACATAGTCACCTATTTTAATGTCAACATCATTATCAATAAGCGTAGATATATACACGGAAAACTTCAATTTACCCATTTTTTGATAAGTTCCAAGGTTTTTCGTCTTATCATAAGCTTTCAATTCTGGCTCTTCAATCTCATACATACACGGTAATTCAACAGGAGGCATATAAACAATACTATCAGCTCTTGTTTCACCATATAATTCATCTTGATTGGTCTTTGATAAATCAACTCTATAAAGAACTATGGTCTGTCCCAAGTCTCCTTCCACATATTCTTTCCCCATTTCCATATCAAAATTGAATTCTTCTCTGCCATAGAATAATCCATTCCTCTTAATTGGAACTCGTCTTTGTTGATTTGTCTTAAACTCTACGTTTGACATTGAATAGCTTATTTATCTTACCTTATAAATATCTATAAAACAAAAATCCAAATAAACTATTACCACATAGTCCATTTGGATTCAAAATAAAATTGATTATAATATATCAGTCAATTATATCAGGGCGATTCTTCTTCTCAACCTCATTGATACGATTAAACATATTGTAGAATTGCTTCTGTACACTTTCTCGCATCTGATTTTCTTTTTTCAAATTCAGCTTCACCTTGGCGATATAAATCACCACAACCTACTAATTCTGCAACATCCTCTCCAGTAATCATAGGTTCTCCATTCTCATTAATCTTCTTGTATTTCATTTTCTTCTTCTTTTTTTAATATATAAATATTATGCTTGATTTTCTCTGCCATTTCATTTGCTAATGCTGCAACAGAATCAAATACTGTAAATGAATCCTTTGGAGTCATCATACCCCAACATTTAGCATAAGTGACAGCAGATTGAGTAACATCAATTCCAAAAAATTTTAAAGTAATCCAAGCGCAAATCTCAGCTTGCTGTTCAATAAAGCCCCTTCCCTTATCTGTACCTTTACAATACTTCTTCCAAACTTTTGTAATATAATCATCCTTTTGATTTTCTACAAAATGAAGATGCATCACTTGATGGGCATATTCATGACAAATGGTACTTGCAAGATTCTTAACATATCCAGTGTCTTTTAAAAGATTTATAGTTCCTAAGCTTGTTGCTTCACCTCTTGCACCTCCTAACTCAGCCGATGTCTTATAGTTAATCTTTAAATTGGCATCTTCTGCCATCTGAATAGCAGCCTTTATAAATAATTCAAGCTCCTTACTTGTCTCAGTTGATGTATCATACCAATTAGGCTTTTCAGGCTTATCAACATAAACAGCAGCTAAATCTTCTTTACCATCAATAGGAGAAGTAAATCTAATATCATAATAAGGCGATACATAACATTTGCTAACTCCATCCCTTAAAGCATAACCTCTTTGCAATACTCTAAGTTCTTCCTTTTGACCTGGCGTTAATTCTTTTACGTCTTTTACGCCTAAACTTTTCAGATAAGTCTCCTCTACCTCAACTTGTTGCTGTGGTGTTAATCCTTTACTATTTGGTGTATATAAGTAAATGGGATGAGACCTATCAGAAACCCATCTATTTAATTGATACCAATTGCTAACAGACTTTACAAGCTTTGCTGTTGGGTCTTGTAGATAAAGAAGTAATGCATTTTTAACAGAAAATTGATGGCCCTCAATTCTATTCAAATCAAGAACTTTAGTCATTTTTGTCTTAAATTCTTGTTCTGATACAGCTGTTGCAAGTTCTAACTTGAATTTTTTCAGTTTTACATTCAACTCCTGTATATATGCATCACCACCAAATATAGGATTGTTTTCTGGGTCAAATGTGGCAATCAATTCATCTAATATCTCTAAAACTTTGTCTTTTCTATCTCCATTACCAACACCATTTCCAGTATCTTCTATATTAACAATAAAATCAAGGCAAGGCTTAATTTTTTCTTGATATAAAATATCTAACTTCTCCTTATCTTTAGGTGCCCACCATCCATAAGCATAATACCAATTACCATTTACAAATCTTTTTAAACTTGTAACTCCATATTTTTGTAATTGATTAGTTTTATATAGATTGTATAGTGTATAAGCATCTAAATCATCACCTCTCAAATATATAACATTTAATTTCGTTCCATCATTCTTTAAAATAGACCCAGGATATATATTGATTGTTTCTGATATCAATCTCTTTTTCTTCATTATTCACCTAAATATTATAATTATAAATATTCAAATTTCAACAATTATGATTTACCATAAGGTGTCATAAAACCAATATCTCCAGTTCTCTTTTCAAATTTAGGAAACAAATGTAGATAAATATACATTGAAGTTAATCTTTCACCAATATAAGCCATAAAATGCTGCTGGTAATCGTATCTATCATCTTCTGTATATATCATTGAATTTTCAATATATCTATCACCATTAAAGTCTAATCTATACTTTTTATCTAATTCAAATAAAACACTAAAAACAAATTCACACATCATATTGAAATCATCACGATTCATTATGAAAGTATTATTTGTTAATAGTATTTTACATTTCTTCCAATACTTTACTTCAGCAGATGTAGGCCCAAACAGTTTGATTAAAATATTACATATATCGTTATTTCGTTTCTTGCCATGTGTATAGGTAAATTGTTCTTCTATTGATTCATTCATTACGAATGGAGCGTATGTTACTACTTCATTGTTTTTAGGTAATATAGAAGGATTAAACGGTCTCCTATATTGTTTGTGACAAATCATATCATTAGACTTATCATTCTTCCAAATCCAATACAATGTGGTTAATTCACAATAGAAAGTATTTAACCTATTGATTGAATCTCCTGATATGGATTCATCATTTGCCTTGAACAATATGGTATTATTATCAGCTTTTAAATTATATTCTTCAATTTGTTTATCATCGAAATAACTAATATATGTAATCATTTTTAAATGAAATTAAAGTTCAAGAATTATATGCTTTACAGCCAATTTCCTCTCAACTTCCTCATAACTATCACCAAATCTCAAATACAACCGTCCTTCATCTGGATATTTGTCATAATCATCAATATTTTCCCATGCAATGCTTACAATACCATCCATAGCATCTTGCATTGAAAAACATCCTGAATCTTGAATTAAGTCAAAAAGCAATCTTGTCTTAACTCTAACTACTTTTTGAATGTAATTAGGGAAAGGCTCTAATCCATTGCTAATTCCAGCAGGTTTATATTCAAAACCATCCCCAAAGAACGTATCAATATCTATTGTAAAAATAAATTCATAAACATTATATCCACCAGTTTCTCTTCCTACGTATCTAACAAAACCTAATGCTAAATCTTCATCTTTGAAGTCATTTTCTTCATCAAATTCGCCACTATTAGTTCCTGTATTATCAAAACTCAATGAATCATCATAATTATCAATCAATGTATATTGTTCATCCATAATTACTTCTCACTTTCTTTTTTAATTATAGCATCAGATATTGTCTTCTTCTTCAATACGGTCTCCCACATATGCTCATATTGAGTATCCTTGAATATCTGATAATAAATATGACAATCTCTCTTTTGTGTTATTCTAAAGATTCTATCTTCCATCTGTTGATTATCTGCATAAACATAAGACATATTATTAAAAACCATATATCTTGCGTTTACGAGGTTTATTCCTACTCCAGCAGCCATTATATTACCTATGAATACTTTAATGTTACTATCGTTATAAAAAGAGGCAATAGCCGCATCCTTTTGCTTGGAATTCATCTTACCATTATAGATAACACAAGAATCTCCGTAATATTCTTTCAAAGTATATAATTCCTCATCATAGCAACAAGCAATAACTACCTTTTCTCCTTGAATTATTAACTTATCAACCAATTTCTCAGTATTTGGAACCATGATGTTTGAAATATACTTTCTATAGATTGCGCCTTCCAATAAATCCTTATTCAAATCCTTATCTGGATTCTCTTCCTTTTTAGCTTGTTCATACTGATTCCATAAATCGTCATAGACGCCTTTTTCTTCGCTTGTAAGCTCATAAAATTCTTCATGAATATATTTCCTCACAATGCCCGCTAAATCCTCTTTAACACGCCTCAAATAGATTGTGGATACACGTTCTTTTAGCTCATCAAGATTGATAGCTTCTTGAGGTACTGTAATCATCTTACATTTCCTTTCAATACACTCTCTTAAATCATCTTTCTCCTTACCAGTTAATTCATGCCAACTTGTCTTATTTCTTGCTCTTAAAAATACTTCTTGAATCTTATCTCTCTTATCTTTATCGCTTGGGTGAACAAACTTCTTAGCATTACAATATTTCTTCATATATCCACTCCAATCCTTTGTAATAGGATGATTCAAGAGTTGAAGTATATAGAATAAATTTTCAGGATTATTTGTAACAGGTGTTCCTGTAGCTAAATAAACACTATCAGGATTACCTCTCTTAATTAAATTGTGAATAACCTTATATCTAATTGAATCTTTCTTTGAAAGCTTATGAGCTTCATCCACAATAATCAAAGACTTTTTATCCTTAATATATCTCAACATAGGATTATTCCTCAATACTTCTTCATCAATCTTTTTCTTTCTTGAACTAATACTATAAAATTCATCTACAATATCATAATTGACAATGA